CACCTTCTATCAGAGCTACATTTTTACGCCTTTTAATTGTCTTAACCAATTTAGGTATTGCATCTAAATCTGGTATGGTGTCATCTTCAACTACTGCAAATAATTCCGTATAACACATAGTCGGAATCAGATTCATATTATCTGCTATCACTTTCCAGCGTTTCTTACCTGTTTCTAATACTCTTTCTCTCTCTATACATTTGACTCTTACGGATTTCCATTTACCTTCTTGTGCCAAAAATGTCTTCTTAGCAAATTCTCTGTGCGTATGGTCTAAAAATACTAAATGAGTATGCTCTCTATCTAAATCTGCATTATCTAGCCAATCAAAAAACCTTGCTATAAACATCTCTCTGCTAAATGGTATGAATAAGGTAATGTCTTCGGGGTCTGGCTCTACCTTGTTCTTCTTCATTATATATTTGATATCTTTTGCTCGTCTTTTGGAACTAACAATAGAACTCTTTTGGTTGGGGTGCTGTCTATATGCCCACAATCTTAATGGCATTCTTGCTCCGTTGGTTGTCTTTTTGGTTAATCTCAACCAGAAATCCCAATCTTGCTGACAAAACAGTTTCTTGTCCCACTTAACAAAAAACTTCCTCTTAAACATCGCTACTGTGCAGATAGCTGTATGAGGAATAAGCATAGACTTTGTAAACTCCATTTCGTTTGTATGCAGGTTTGCCGCTTGAACAGTAGTGTCAAAAGGAGCATAGCAAAAATCTAAATCGTTTTCCTTTATGAACCTCTCACTTTCATAGAACAAATCACCAGTAAGATAATCATCTCCGTCAAAGAAGTTGATTAAATCTCCACCACTTTGCTCAAATCCAAAGTTTCTTGATTCAGAGGCGTTAGCAAAGCTTACCTCATAATATTTAATCCCTGGAAATCTTTCAGCGACTTCTTTCGTGCCATCTGTTGACGAATCATTAACAACAATGACTTCTTTTTCTGCTCTGTCCTTAAAAATAGACTTCAAACATTTTTTAAGATATGGTGCGTGATTATGAGCTGTGACTATAACACTTATCATTTGCCTCCTTTTTTACTTCTTCATAACATTTCTTACATATGGTGCAAGCTTGAAACGGAAAACCAGAGCTATACAGAGTTATATAGTTATGCCCTGTGAACAATCCACATAAGAAAAACCTAACTTTTACTTCCATCGTTCCTAATACTCTTTTAATGTTTCTTTTAATCATTTTAGTAGTTTTTTAATTGCTTTTTTATCTGTCGTTCCTTTTTTAGCTTTTTGCCAATCCTTCATATCTGGCACTTCTCCCTTGAAGCTAGGTCTATCTGGTCTTTTGCCTTCATCTAAATATCTTTTAAACTCCTCTCTGCTTACTTGAACTGTTGTAATAAAACAAAGTCCGTTGGGGTGGTCAAGGGGTACTTCATTAGCTGTATAGACTCCTGCTCCCATACCATAATCTGCATCTGCCCAGGCATCGCATATATCTGGCTTCGGGTGGCTTGTGGATAAGTTCCATTGATAACCATACACCCAGGGTTTATTTTTCGTGGTGTCTATTGTCGTATTTCTATATGTTATGTTGGATTCTGACCTCGCAATAGTAAAAGCATTGTAGCTCAAAGAACCACTAGGAATATTCTTGAGGTTCTTAACTTTAGTGCTTTTGAATCTTTGCCTATACCAACTGAATGGACTCACTCTGGTCAACAGTCCTTCTGGTCTAATATACTGTTCTATGTTTTTTGCTATCTGTTGAGCAGACTTTCCTTCTCTTACGCTTACTGCGACTATATTTCTGACTGTCTTTGTAGCTCCGTCTTGCAATGTCTTTATCCTATAAGGCAAGGTTTTATTTCCTATCACCCTAGTATTGATGTCAAAATCATCTATATATTCGCCTATCTCTCTTGAGAAGCTGTTTAAGACTTTTGTTTTGCCTGGATATGTTTTGGGTAGTAAACTGAGCAATCTGGCTTTTTCAACCATCGTGGCTTCTCTTACAAGTGTTTTGTTGCTCTTAGAGATAATGTTATACAGGGACAATCCAAAAATCGCCATAATAGCTTTCGCACTTATGGATAACCTATCATAGTCCTGTTTGACTGACTCCTCTCTTATCCTATCAACTGTATCAATTAAGAGTTCGTCAACCGCATCTTCCTGTTCTTGTAAGATATCGCCTATTTGTTTTGGGTAACCAGGCATTAATTCTCCATCTTATTTATTTTTTCTTAGTTTCTTTTTTATCTTCTGTCCTGTCTTTCACATACGGAGCTAGTAAACTGGACTCTTTTTCTATCTTATCTAATGCTTCTGTGTCTGCACTAGCTGTTTCTGATTTGACATCTGCTACAAAATTATCTAGTCCTAGCATAATTCCTAGCGTTTCTTTTGTAACTGCTCCGTTCTCTATCAAGACTTTGGCTTTTTCTAATGTAAGTTCATTATCGCTTGATGATACATCTGGCATTACTACCTGATAATCTATATCTACATTAATCTTGCTATCTAACTTGTTCATAATAAATAGAACTAAGTCTATCATCTCAATCAATGGCTTTTTAAATACACTCTGTTTTCTCTTGGCTTTAGCAACCATTATAGGCATCTGGCTTTCTGTGGAAGCTTTACTTGATTGAACTGCTGTTCCCATTACAAACTCTGGGGTTTCGGAGGTCTGGCATATTCCCCAAAATAAGAGGTTCAAAATCTTCTCTGCCGAATCTATTGTATTGGGTGCTTCCATTAATCCAAACACATTGCCTTTTGTTCCTATCATCAACTTGTCTGGATTCCAGTCAATTTTATATGTTCCATCATCTTGTCTTGTTCCATTTGCTGACAAAAACTCATCTACATTCTCTACACCTGTAATATATGGAACTGGTGAACTATTATAGATATTATTCTTTACTGCCAATTTCATAACTTCGTGGTAGTTCGCCATTAATGTATAACAGGACTGGTATTCTGACTGTCCATAAATAGAGTTCGGTTCTTTCTCATTGGCAAAATGAACAACTGCTATTGGTCTTTCTTCTTTGTATTCATCTGACAATTTATCTTGTTTAACTCCTTTGTCTTCTGACTTCTTATACAAAGTCACTTCTATTCCTAGCGTGGTGTATTTAACTTCATACTTCTTCTTCGATATTCCCTTGTCTTCGTCATATACATAAGTCGCTGTATAACTTTTTACTTTATCTAGGTCTAACTCATCTACTTCTTTATCAACCCCATCTGCATCTAACATTTTTATTTCTGCACTATTATCTATGAAAAGGTATGAATCTCCATCTCTCAAACTATTCCTTAAAGCAAGTTGAATATATGAGTGTTTTTTGGTCAACCAAGTATTAATAGCGTCTTGAGTATATTCGTCATCTGATTCTATCTTTACTGGCTCTGATAAAATAAACGACATTGCAGCGTTTACTATCGGTTTAGCGAATACTGCACCAAAAAGAAAATTACCTCCCCAAGACTTGCCTGCTTTGTCTATAATCTCTGAGGCGTAATACAAAGCTCTAGCTAATGTATAATTTACCTTACTTGTGTCCGTAGTCACTTCCTTCTGATATATATTCCATACCGCACTTATCTTACTCCACATTGACTCTTTTTCTGTCCTCCCAATCATCTCTTTTACAGTCCCCCAAAAACTTCTTGTAGCTTTAGGTCTTATCTCGTCTTTTTTTGCCATAGTTACTCCATCTTTTCAATTATTATATTGATTGCTGGTTCTCCAATGTGCTTTCTTGCAATTAGCTCGTAACAAAATCTATCATCTTCAACTAATCCTGCTTTTACTATCGCATCTTCTAGTAGCTTTATATAATTTGATACATCGCTTTTCGTTGTCTTGAAATGGAAATCAAGCTCCATCCTATACTTACCTTCTATTTTACCACCTTTTTTCAATTTCCATAAGAGTTCTTTTTCATACTCCTTGTGCAAGGTATTTTTGAACCTTCTACCTTGATACGCCTGGTTTATTGATACTGGCTTAATTTTGATATGCCTCTCTATCACGATACCAACCCAGAGTGAGCAACATTCAACATTATTCCCTGCGACTCTGTTTCTCTTAACGCTGTATTAGCAAACCACAATGCCATTAATACATCTCCTGTATGCGAATCATTATTAAACTTCATCATCTCATCTGTTAAGATATCTACCATTTTTCTAGTTCTCTCATCATCTTTGGCATATGGGAATATCCACTTGCCATTTTCAAAGTCTATCGCCAAACTATTTATTCCTATATTATCGTCAAACTTTTCTCCACCTGTATTATATGCCTTTACTGGAACGCTGGTCATATCTTTCAAGTCTTTCACCATAGAAGCTTGAAAAGCTACTGATTCTACCTTTACTTGAACTGGCTTGAACCTCTCATACTGGTCAACTATCATCTCTCTGGTCTTTGAAGGACTATATCTGCCTCTTTCTATGTTCAAAAGCACCCTTCTGCCATCTTTCAGTCCTGCTATCGTTACATTGGCTGTATAGTGAGCTGTCTCCTTTTCACTTATCGCAAGGTCAACTCCAGATGTTCTAGTGTTTGGTCCGAATATCCACTGACTCGTATCATACTTATCTAATAACTTGATGTCTTTGCCTGCCTCTTTCGCTTGTTCAATCCAATCTCGCTGGAATATGGCATCTTCTGGACTTATTATCTCATTTTGATAGGACTTATAAAAGGACAACGAACCCGATGATGCTTTTTCTTTCATTAACCATTTATAACTTCTAGCTCCTTCCCACAATACTGGACTCTTTATGTTTATCTTGTAACGCTTTATTAACTCTGGACTTAATATACTAGTAAGGTAATTGTCCTCTGTGTCGAGAGAGTTCAATAGACCCTCTTTTACAACCGCTTTCATTTTCAATCGGATATCATATGCCTCATCCTCCATTAACTCGTGATACAAATCTAGCTCATTCCACATCGTGCCTACCACGATAACTCTGCCATCTGGCATTAATACTGGCATCAGCACCTCGTGAAACCAGGACTTGAGTTTCTGCCTCTGGTCTGGTGTTCTCGTATTGTCTTGGTTCAATATATCATCACATATGATTATATCTGCTCTCCTAGAAAGAATAGAACCTCCAGAACCAACTGCTACTACTGAGGGGTCTTTCAATCTCAAATCTGGTCTATCTATAATAATCATCTTGTCAGTCCATTTGTCTGGATACCTCGGAAATATATTTCCGTGAACTGTGACAAAATCTATATCTCTTGTATTATCTTCTCTCTCCAAGTGAGATTTTATTTCTCGCAAAAAAGCTTCTGAGTTTTCTGATGACGATGAAACTATAATAACCCTAGCATTTCTGTTTCTGATTAACTCCCCTAGCGGATAGTTTACTGTGAATACTGTTGACTTGGCGTGTGAACGAGGAGCAAGTATCGCCATCTTCTTGTTGACTTTTCCTGTCCTATTAAGCTCAAGCTGACCAGTTGTATGGTTTTGTATAATCTTGTTATCCAAAATGTCATACCACAGCTCGTGATGCCAGTTATTCTCAAAACCTAAGACTTTACTCAGCGACCTCAACGACTTCAGACTCGCTAACCTCCAATTTTTCACTGCTAATTCTACGGAGTTCTTGTAATGCGTCTTCGCTGGAATCAATGATGGACTTAATGGCTGAGGTGTCTCCTTCTTCAAACTTTTGCTCGAACTTTGCATAATTAAATACCGAACCTTCTCCCATTACAACAGTAGTATCTCCTGCTTTGGGGTTTATAAGTGGTCTTATTCCTTGCTCAATCTCAAAATTAGTAATCTTCTCTAGCGTATCTATAATCAACCTCTCCTTGTCAGTTCTGGCTTTACTAAACTTGGTCATTAGCATAACACCAGTAAGATTTTTTTCTGACTTTCTTAATTCTTCATAATCCTCCATAAAATATTTCGCCATCTTTATCAATTCTTCATATACATCTATTTCGTGATTGTCATATATCGTCTTGAAAGGTTTAACTAAAGTGGGCATCTCTGCCTTTAACTGTGGATTGAGGTTTATAAACTCCTTCAGATGATTCTTAGAAAATATCATCATATTAGGGTGGTTGAGTTCTGGTAGTTCTGGGTTTGTCTTCTCCTGCTCATTATGCCATTTGAGGACTTGATTTGGATTCTCCCCCATTAAGAGTTTCCTTGCTATCTCTTTGACCAATGGGGAACTATGCACCTTGGTTTTATATCCCTGGTTTCTTATGTCTTTAGCTTTTGCTGTCATCGCACTAGCTCGTGATTTTTGCGAGTATTCACTCATTTACTTTTCTTTGTATTAGTTTTTAGCTATGTAAGGATACTATATCAGAGGATATCTTCTTTGCCTACATTAAATGCAAACACTACTCCCATTCCACATAATCCAAC